TAAAGCTATTGAAGGGTCATTAGGGTTAGCGTTTACCTTCTTTAGTAAAGTAGAACTCTTTAGGTTTCCAATACCTGCGTTATAGGCAAAGCTTGTAAGGGCAGCGAACTGATTAGGGGTAACTGAACTTTTAACCAATGGAGCAACCTTATCAGCAAACTCTTTAGCTATAATCTCAAATAACTCATTAGCTCTTTGCTGCGTAATTTTATCTCCAGGCTTTACAGGTTTGCCATCTTCATAAAACGTATTCCCGTAACCGATTGTGTCTTTTGCAGCACTGCACTTATAGGCTACTAATTTGCAGCCCTCGAATAATTTAATTAGGTCTTTGCCTTTGTCGTTTAATTGCATTTTATTTAAGTTTTATTTTTGACCTTCTTGTGTTGCGTATTTAATACCCATAATAGTTCCTACAATAGAAAAAGCATTTGTCAGTAATACGCTAAACATATTACTCCAAGTAGAACCAATTATTTGTGTATCTTTTCCCGTTATCATTGCCAACCAATATAAAATAGTTGTTACAAGCCCAACTCCAATAATAACAGATAACGCAACTTTAACAATAGTTTTAATAAGTTCGCTTTGGCTTTTCTTAATTAAGACATCTAAATCATTTAAAGCAGCGTTCTTTTCTATTTCTATTGCGTTTTTTAGTTGCTGCGATTTGTCTAACTCAATTTGCAAATCTTTTGATAAAGCATTTATTTTGTTTTTGCTATTGACTGTTTCAGTAATATCAGTAGCAATCTTCATTATCTTGGTAATGCTATTGCTTTCGTCTATGATAGGGTTATATGTTGCTTGTAAGTAAATAGGACTTCCGTCCATTTTCCTTCTCTCAAACTCGCCTTCGAAAAATTTGCCGCTTCTTAATTTTTCCCAAAACTTCTTATATTCTTCTGATTTCGAATAATGATAATCAACAAAAATACTATGATGCTTTCCTATTAGCTGCTTATGGTCTTCGTCTTGATAGCCCATTGCTGATAAGAAAATAGAGTTCATACCTAATATGTAGCCTTCAAGGTCAAAATAAATAATAGCATTGCTTTTGTTGATAGCTTCAAGCCTACTTAATAACTCCTCTTTAGATAGGTTTTTCATTATTTTTAAGTTTACAAATAACCTATTCTAAGTGTTATTTCTTTTTCCAAAAGAATAAGATTAGCGTAATTATCAATATAAGCGCAATTAGAGCCTTATAAAATTCGCTGAAGGACTTATCCTTAGTTTTAGTTATCTTCGAAATTTGGGTGCTTTCTGTGCGACTGAGAGCCATTGAGTCCGTCTTGGTCTGCTTACTATCCGTTTGTTTCTCTTTTGTGCCTCTTGTGTAGGTCTCCGTGTACTTAGGAACTGTAATCATACTATCCTTAGTAACCCACAAAGTATCGTAGTAAGTAATGGTCTTAGTAAAATACTCTTCCTTTTCTACTATTTTAGTTACGCTATCTAAAACGACTACACGCACCGAGTCAAAAGTTTTGACAACAGTGCTATCTAAACGCTCCGATGCCTTCTTAACCGAAGCGCAAGATGTAAGTAATAAGGCTAATAGTAGTATTCTCATTTGAGTTTCTTAGTCATTTTCCAATAGTATCGAATAGCCATACCGCCTGAAACAATAGCAACCAAACTCGCCAACAATGTGAATAGTGGTTGAATACTCGTAATGCTTAATGTAGCACTTACTACGCTAACGATTGTTGATTGGTCTGCTTGGTGGTTATTTTCCATTAAAGTTCTTCTTCTTCTTGTTTGTTAAATTCTATGCCAGTAGTCCAATCTTCTAAGAATGTGAAATTCTCTAAGCCATTAGGATTGACTACGTTAATTATTACAAAGTCAAATTCTTTATCATTTAAGGCTTCAATGTCCTTAGTTAGTTTCTTGATACCTTCCTTTGTGAATTTGTATTCACCTTTTTCATCCATTAAAAGAATACCTTTGTCGTCCGTTGCGGCATTATCCAAACGTAACTCATCACGCTGAGCGTTATAAGATTCGTGGAAAGGCTTAACCTTCTCGTACAACTTAAATAACTTCTTTTGAACTTTTGTTTCTTGTCCGCCAATAACAGCATTGATAGATGCTACTAAAATGTTTAGGTCTTTGTACTTCATTTTATTTGATTTGATTTAATAATGTAAAAGTAATAAATAATTATTGAACTACAAAGTTGGAGGTGTAGGTTGTGGCAACCAAGGTAATGGTAATGTCACCTCAACAGGGTTAATTTGTAGAGCAATGTTAGCTTCTAAACTTGCCTGCATAGCTTCCACAGGAAGAATTTCTTCTAACCATCCAATCACTTCAGCCTCAGTTACGTCAGCGTAAGGGATAAAGTCTTGTGGATTTGGTTGTGCTACGCTTGATGCACCATAGGTGTCAGCGAAGTAAGTTTTATCTCCATCTACTTGTGTTGCGTTATACCTCCAATGTATTACATTAATTACATCAGGTAAACCTTCTGATTCTACAGCGCAATTCAATTGGCTGATAACCCATTCAAATACTGTTGTTGCCATTTTTTATTTGTTTAATTGTGATTTTAATTATATTGTATAGATATTATTATCGTTATTTAATCCTTCTATAACATAATTTATAATTGGAGCGGTTCCTGAATAGTTTACAGTTACATCAATTGTATATGCCGGTGAACCACCATTATTATAAGCAGCTGATATAGATGATATATTTCCTAATCTTGAAGAATAAGTTATCCCGCCACTTGATGCTCCATATGCTGTCACAAAATCAGCTACAGCAGTAGCTACATCTGAATCTGTTTGTTTAATAAATAAATAAACTCTAATTGAATGACTATATCCAACATAAACTATTTTCTTAGACGAACCGCTTGCGGCAGCTGTTGTTTGTCCTACAACAGTTTGTTTGTAACTTCCTCCGCCTCCTGCTTTAGCATTGTATTGATTTCCTACAATATGTAATGTTGCAGCAGGAGCACTTGTACCAATTCCTAAATTCCCACCACTTGTCAATCTCATCTTCTCAGATGAACTGAATCCAAATAGCATATTACCTGCTGTGGTTCCTCTATTTATAAATGCTAAATCACCTGCTGCTGCACCAACAATAAATTGATTTGAAGCAGTAGCCATACCTATGGTTGCCCAATTGGCAGGACCTGTATTTGCACTCATTAATTGTAAACTTGGTGCTGTACCAACTGCTGCTATATGGTCATCTCCTGTAGAATTATTTACTTCTAATCTGTAAGCAGGTGAACTTGTGCCTATACCCACATCTCCCCCACTTGTTATGCGCATACGTTCACCAAGTGTACCACCTGCATCCTTTGTAAAAAATCTAAAATTACCTTCGTATATATTAGTACCTGTTAATACGTCAAATCTTGCTATGTTTGACCCACTTGAGTTGGTATTCCACCAATCAACTGCAGGTGCTGATGCATTTGCCCCCATTGAAGCAGATAATTGAACACCGCCTGCAATTTGAAAAATTGGATTTAAACCAATAGAAGAACTTTGTCCTACTAATACATTCCCCCCACTTGTTATGCGCATTCTTTCGGTAGGTGCTGCATTAGTAGCACCTGTTGAAAATGCTAAAACACCTTGAGTAAGATATATTGCACTTGTAGCGTAAAGAGAACTATCAACTACAGAGCCATTATAGTTAAATGATAGCATTGAAGTATCTCCGCTAGTTGGTACTGTAAATCTATGTTTAGCACCATTCCAACCTGAAGGTTCTAATGATAATCCAAAAGTAGTAGCAGTTCCACCTGCTAAACTTAATCTTTCATTTGGCGAACTTGTACCTATACCAACGTTACCCCCACTTGTGAGTCGCATATATTCAACACCACGATTACCAAATATTACATTTCTATCTGTAGCAGTAGAATCGCTATTTGAATCTGCATTAATAAATACATTTCCTGTTCCTTGATATAGAATATCAGAACCTGAATTTTTAACTGAACCTAATTCATATATTGTACCACTTACATTTCTTTTATAAACAACCCCTGATGAGTTATTGTCAAAAGTAAATGTAGCTGCTCCTGTAGAGGCATTTATAGTTAGCCTTGTAGTTGCATTTGTCCTTAAGTTTAGGTCATAACTATTTAATGTTCCTATAAATAAACCACCACTATTTTGTATTCTTGAATTTACAACACCATCACTAATATCAATGTATCCATTAGTTGCACCTGTAAAAGTAGCTATTGAAGCAGATGAACTTAATATATTTAAGCGAGAAGAATTATCTGACGTAGTTCCCAAAGCTAAGTTACCATTAGCGAATAACGTCATTGCTTGGGTAAAGGTAAAAGTATTACCTGCCGTACCTGAAGGAGCAATAAACCATTGATGTTGCCCAACTGCTTGTGCATACATTGTAGCTTGTGCAGTTGTTTTATAAATATAGTTTGCACCTCCATTATAAACACCATTAGCAATCATTTGTATATAAGGACCTGCAGCAGCTAAAAAACCAATATTAGGAAGTTCAAATGCTTTAAAATCTACCCACGCACTCGGTGTAACTCCTAATCCTAAATTGCCTGAAGCGTTAAGGCGCATCTTTTCTGAGTTGCTTGTGTAAAAAGCAATTAAATCAGTACCCCTACCGCTAACCCCTGTAATTCCACCAAAATATAATTCAGTAGTACTATTATCAATTACGGGTCTACCATTTATAGATATAGAACCCAATACATCTAATTTAGAATAAGGTGTAGCAGTACCGATACCAACATTAGTTCCGTTATCAAACACTAAGCTATTACCTATTGTACTTGCGCCTGTAAACTTAGGTAGGTAGTTAGTAGTACCTGTACCTGTTACAGGATTAGTTAAAGCACTTTGCTTGTTGTTAAACGTAGTCCAATCGGTGCTTGATAATAAACCTTGTTGTGAACCACTTGCAGTAGCAATAGCTAAAGTAATAGTTCCACTTGTTGTAATTGGTGTAGAGCCAATAGTTACTCC